AAACATGTTGGATGATGCTACACTAAAGGACATAGGTATAAATAGATCAAATATTAGGTCACATGCTTACGATGTTTTTAAAAATGAGAAGCCTGTAGAAGATCCATTACAAGAATTACACAATGCAATGGTAAGATCTGGTTACTAACCAACTTCCCCCCAATTGTTGCCTAACTCTGCATCAACTTCAAAAGGTACTTTTAATCCAGGTATACAATTAGACATGATATCAACTATCTTGTCTGATTGCTCTTGGTTTTGTATATTGAAGCATAGCTCATCATGAACAGTTAATGTTGGGCATAGACCCTCTTTATAACATTCTATCATAGCTTTTTTAGTTTGGTCGGCACTCGATCCTTGGATTAATTTATTTAATGCCTTGTATGTAAATGCTCTTCTTAATCTATTTTTAGAACCATATTCTTTCTGTGCATCTTGTAATGACATAGCTTTATTATATCCATATGACACAGGTTCCCACATATCAAATCTACATTTACGACCTAGCCATGTTCTTATGACCCCATGCTCTTTTGCATGACTTGATGTTCTTTCTGCTATACCTTTTACAAAAGGAACTTTTTCATGATACTTTTGTAAAAGCTTTGTAGCTTCTTCTTCGTCAATACCCATGACATCAGCTAACTTTTTCTTTCCCATGCCATACATAATTCCAAGGTTAACTGTCTTGGCTTGCTTACGAGATATACCCGCCATATCAGCTACCATCTGATGAAAGTCGGCATTTCCTTTATTATACATTTCTATCACTTGATCTATCTGAGGATGTTTATTTACACCTGTCAAGCTACCACAATAATGAGCTAACCATCTTGGTTCTTGTGATGCATAATCAAAGGAACCCCATTTGTGGCCCTCCTCCGGGATAAACAAACCACGAATTAATTTCTTGATATCAGGATCTCGTGCAGGTATCTGCTGCAAATTGGGGTTGCTTGAACTAAAGCGACCTGTTACAGTTCCTCCATCATCGGACCTTAGAGGATTAAAATCACAATGAATTCTACCTTTATGAGAATGATTAAGAATAGTTTCAACAAACGTAGTGTTCGCTTTATTAAGTTCTCTTATTTTAAGAATCTTTGCCGCAATGGGGTGGGGATGATTAGACAAAAATTGTTTTGTGAACATGGGTGCCCCAGACTTTTCTGTGCGAAGATAGTGAATCCCAAGGGAGTCAAACACTTTTGCTATAGATGTGGCGACCCAAGGTTCAATAGTGAATCCGGTATCTTTACGCACTTCTTGAAGTAGTTCTTTCTCACGTTTGGTTAACATTTTTTTTACATTCTCTGCTTTATCTATATCAACACGAACACCTTTTGTTTTCATATCTAATAAAACAGGAAGTAAACTAGATTCTAAATTAAATATAGAGTTACATTCTTCTTTATCTAATAAAGGTCTTAAATGATCCCAAAGTTTTAATGTAACACTAGCATCTTGTTCAGCATAAGCACCAACAAAACGACTAGGTAATTGCCACATTCCAGACTTTGGATCAACGCCAAAATATTCGGCAGCCTTATTCATCATTCTTTCGTTCTTGTACTCTCCAAGATATTCCCCTGCAAGCGAATTAAGATTGTAATATCTTCTGTTCTCATTCAAAAGAGGTGCCGCAATCATAGTATCTATTATTTTACCCTGAACTTCTATGCCCTCGGCTCTTAGCCATCCCAAATCATACATAGAATTGTGAAATACTTTTTCTATATTAGGAGTTTGCATTTGTTTTTTTAACCAGGAGAAAACTTTCTTAGGTTGTATATTACCTCCACCCTCATGTCTTATTGGATAATAACCTATAAAATCTCCTGCAGCCACCGCCACACCAATAACATATCCATCATTTCTACACCATCCTGGTCCCAATTTCATTAGGTTTGGATCTCTGGTTTCTAAGTCAACCGCAATTCTGTCGCACTTAGTTAAGTCTGGGAAGGTAGAAGGAGGAGACCAATCGCTTTCCAGACCAACAGCCGCTACTTCTTTTATTTCTTCGTTTAATAAGTCTGGCATTTCTTCAGGTCCCTTCGCTTTAAACCAATCCCCGCTCATATCAGCTAAGTTAAATTGATGTTTCTTTTTCATGATTAACAATTTCTCCACCCAAGGCTGCATACCCAATAATATCTTTCCACGAATCATCGTGTTCCATTGTCTCAGCTAACCTAGCTAATTTAACTCCTATCATACAAGCAACTACCTCTTCAGCGGTTACCTCTCTTGCTAATACAACAGACCATATCTTGGCTATTCGTTCATGATTAAACTTAGCTGGCCCATATTCCTTGGCTCTCGGTCCGTTGATTAGTTTCTCTGCTTCGTCTAAAAAATATTTTCTATCTTTTTTCATTTTTATTCCTTGTCTCTGTATCCGTTTGATTTTTATTCCACAAAAATAAAGCCACCAGATTCAGTGTTAAATGTGAATTTTACACAAGGGATGTCCTCGTCCGCAACATTGGGATCGTCCCACATCCTTTCAATTCTCTTTTGTTCAAAATCAATAACACCTTGTTTATCTAACTCTTCTTTTTCTTTGTTTTTTCGTTCATAATATTCTTTTTCCGTAATATTCTTTTTCATAATCTAAATCCATTATCCTTATTTGATTCTACAATGTGTAATTCTTTTTTTGCTCTTGTTGCTCCTACATAAAAAGTCCTAATCTCGGAATCTTGATCAGAACTTTCTGCACATGCTCTTGACGACTCTAGCATAAGTAAGACGTTGTCTGCCTCCCCACCTTTTGCCTTATGGATCGTTGATACTTTTATTCTTGGAGAACCGTTCCAAATCTTCTCCCCACTCTTCCTCACTGAGTTGATGTAAGTCAACTCCTTGTCTGATACTTTTACCACTTGGTTCCAATGTGTCTCCGCTGACACATTTAGACAATCTCCCATATATTCTATTGAGTATAGTTTTTCTGGGTCTAAAGAAGTTAACACTTTTTTTCCATGTTTGGTAAACACATGAGGCTGTGTTATCTTCGAGAAACTCTTCCATTCGCTTATCGACAGATCTTGATTTTTGCATATTTTATTCCACACCTCTATTCCGTTAAGTACATTTGGGGAAATAGACCAACCAGAACCTTCTTTCCAAAAGAGGTATCCGCTTTCTTTGAGTTGATTAGCTACTTTATTAACAATGTAATTCGTTCTTGCAAGGATCAACCACTCTCCGGTTCTTAGGTCTACATCCATCATATCATAATGCCAAACAACCGAACCTTTTTTTGTTGTGGGTTGCCAAACTTTAGGTTGCCTATTAGAGAGCCTTCCCACTAAATTTTCTACTATGCCATGTACTTGTAAAGGTATTCTGTATGATTGATCTAATATAATTTTATTAGAACTAGCATTTAAAAAATCTTTAACATCTACTCCCATCCAAGAATAGATACATTGATCATCATCTCCTGCATAAAAAGTTTTCTTTGCCTTTGGAACTAAAACTTTTTTAACCATTTCCCATTGCATCGGAACTAGGTCTTGTGCCTCATCAACTATTAGGAGATCTAAAATCGGACCTTCTCCTTGATCTATAAAGTCTTGAATCATGTCAACAAAGTCTCTTTTCTTCATGGCTTTCTTATAATCATGTAATGCTTTTTCCACTACTTTAGCTTGTTGAAAAGTCATCTTACGGTCATTTGTATCACTAAACTGTTGCTCTAAACTTACACCACGAACACGAGCCATGTTAATTAATCCAAGATAAGCATCGCCCCCTTTACCTGCCGTGAACAATGTGCCGTCTGACATACTAACAGAAGAATTAGCCGAAAATTCTAATCCTACAAGTTTACCAAGGTGTGTGTAATCATTGCCAAACAAAACATCCTTTCGACTAATTCCTAACCATTGAAAAGCTAAAGAATGAAGAGTTCTAAACCATACCATTTGTTCAGCATTCATACCTAGCTTTTCTGTTGCACGAGTCCTAGCCTCTTCAGCAGCTTTTTTACTAAAAGATACAAAAGCTATTTTGTCAGGTGGTGTTCCATTCTTTATTTCTTCTTGAACAATAGATATAAGTTTGGTTGTTTTTCCAGTTCCTGGTGGCCCAAATATAGTTGTTTCCATTAGAACGGCACCTCTTCTTCTTGTATCTCGATACTCGGAACTTGAACCTCGGAATTAAATTCAGGAACCCACCAAACTCTGACATTCTTCCATTCGCCTCTAGTATTCTTAAATTTCTTATTACCATTAGCAGATTGATTTTCATTGAGTTCTTTCAAGCGTTCTTGTATTTGTCCTCGACTATAACTATCAAACTTCTTTGCTCTTAGAAACTGCATCAAAGAATCAAGCTTAAAATAAGTTGCACCATCTTCCGTCCAAGGTTTACCAAGAGATAGTTCTTCGGCTGATTGTGCTTGCACCCTTCCGGTACAATAGTTCTCAAGCAATTCAAGAAACTGACCTTTATATGTTAAC